ACTTCCTCTTCCAATGCATAGCCGGGAGTATCAAGTGAACCCACCATAAATGGATTAGTATGATCATATTCGAAGTATTGGAGTGGATGTGTGGATAACAATTCTAGTTCCAGGGTGGCTTTAGCCCAGTATTCGTTCACATGAACTATGTCCACATCCCGGAGCAGATACCATCCCTTATGATTAAGCCGTACATTATCCCTGGTGTCATCATTCACATCTGCAGCATCAACCCATATAGGACCCCAATCATTATCATTTGACCCCCGAATGGTTACACTCTCACCTGTCTTACTTTTACCACGAGTCACTAAACCCCTGAGTTGGTTGATTTTCCAGATCGGCCCCTTGATGGTGAACTTTTCTTTACCATCCATAACTCCATAATCATTCCCCTTTTCATAGTAAAAGCCCCTGTCAAAGGTGATTGGTCCTATTTTGCATGTGCTCATATTATCACATCCACTGAGTCGTTTAATTCGTTTCTGACAACTTGTTTAATCTCCTTGATAAGACCATCTTTATCGTATATAGGGCCTGTGATGTTGAAGACAAATTCCACCACTTTTCTAGCTTGGTTTACTGGTCCGAAACCCGCACCTTGGGCGGGTCCGCGCCATGATCCTCGTTTCTGGAATGCGGTTGTATCAAAGGATTTGCCTCCTACTGTTGCCCATGTGTGGGGAATCATTCCCCAGAACCCATTTACCATACTGCAAGGTAATCCCATTGCATTTGCTAAGGCACACATTAATTGTGCACCATCGTAACAGTTACAACTACGGGAAGCTAATACTTGAGCATTGCTCTTACCATCACCAAAGTAGTATGAATAGCTGATACCGCTCATTATGGCAGAGGCTAATCTTTCAAAAAGTGCAAGACTGCCACTTTGTAACTCGTTTAATCCAATACTCATCCCAAAGATGTTCATCTTCCATCCTTTAACCATATTCAAGATTGAACCAGACCATGGCATATCCCATCCAGCACTACACTCCGATGGGTCAGTGCATTCAAACAATTTCATTATGTCCTTATCAACACCATCACTAGGATGACTGCCAGGGCCACTACCACCATGGGACATGGAAAAGGCTCTTGCTATTATTGCATTGGTGGTGTCAGCCACACGCCCACCAATACCTCCAAAGAAGCCAGCACCATCAGGCAAGCTCACCTTCTTATATATGGGAGTGTTTGCACCAGTTCCACCAGCTCCAGGGAATCCAGCACCACCAGCACTTGCAGCACTAAAACCAATACTCCGGGATGTGTTGAAATATGCACTGCTACGGCCACCTCCAGGGTTCATGAGGAAACTCCAGAAACCAGCCAGCCGATCCCATAAAGTCTTAATAGGCCCCCAAACCCGGTCACGTATTACAGCAGCAGCAGCAGTAAGGCTGTTCTTAAGATAATTCCATGATGACACAATTTTATTCACATAAGGAGCCACAACACCCCATATCCGTGTCATCACATTATTAATCGTTGCCCAAACAGCATTCCATAACCATATTGTTGTGGACTTGATAGTTGTCCAGGCCGTGTTTATCCAATTAGCCAAAGTAGTGATCACACTCATGATAATTGTGATACCATTCATCAACATCTGACCAGCAGTAATGAAAATGTTCATAAGCATCAGGCCGAAAGCATTACCAGCAGCGTCACCAAACAATAACGTAATAATCATAGTCAGGGGATTGTATTGTGCTATGAACTGGAACATACCCATGAGAATACCATACCAGTCAATACCAGAAGCCCATGAAACAACAGCATCAAAGAAACCACCAGCAGCCCCTCCACTATTAAATATAAGCCCAATCAGTAAACTAATAGGATTGTACTGCAATAGGAACTCACCAATACTTGTGAAAAGACCAATCCAATCAACACCCATCAGGTAGGATACGATAGTGCCAACAATGTCAAGCCCACCACTGAATATGCCCATAAGACCATTCCAGAAGGCCACACCCATACCCATCCAGTCAATGTTAACAATCCAATCCCATAACGCTGCACCAACATTCTTGAATCCATCTATAAGACCAACAAAATCTCCCTCTTCGTTAAAGAATGAACCTACCAGTGCATCCCATGCACCTGTGAGGGTGGTGAATATCTGGTACAGGAACTGGCCAACACCAACAAGGGCATTCCACCAGCCGATAAGACTTTGCCAGGCACCATCAAGAATTAATCCACCAATCCATGAAAGTGCAGATCCGATTGGTGATAAAACATTCCACAACCAAACCGCAGCACTAACCAACTGGTTCAATCCATTACCAATCCATGAAGTCATAGGACCAAAGAATGCTTTTATCTGACTGGAAAACTGAGTAGCAGCTGCATCACCAAACAAGAGGCGGACTAGGAGGGTTGCAATGTTATTGTCTGCAAAAAATCCGATAACCTGGTCCAGTGCTCCGGCCAACATTGCACCCAGATCTAATTCACCTGATCCTAAACTTCCGAACAAACTATTCCAAATGTACTGACCTAAACCTTGGAAGGCGTTGTATATTCCTGTGAAGAATCCGTTTATCACACCAGCCCAGTCAATACCTGCTAGCCAGTTCCAGAGCATCCCAAAGGCATTTTGGAATCCTTGAATTATTCCCACAAAATTGCCACTTTCATCATAAAAAGCTCCGAAGAAGGCTTTAACAGCGTTGGCTGCCATGGTGACAACCCACACAATCTTATTAAAATTCAATATAATGAATAAGAGAGGGTTGCTGAAATAAGCTAACAGTCCAAGAACCTGGCCTAATGGGTTGTTCTGGAAGAAATCCCAAACCCGGGCGACTGTGTCGCCTAACCATCCGAACAAGTCAATAATACCCCGGACTATGTCAAAGCTTCCAGTGCTAGCTGGGAATAGGTTTTTCCACAATGGGGCTAAAAAATTAACTAAATCATTCCAAGCTTCTTTTATACCCGTGATAATTGCAACAACATGAGGATTGTTAACAAAAGCATTCCACAACCTCATAACTCCGGCCTTTATGGCCTCAATCATGGTGGGGATATCCTTCCACCAACCGAAATATTCGCCAACCTTGTATACTACTATTGCCAGTGCTGCACCAGCTGCAATGAACGGTACTAAAGGTGCTAAAGCACTCCAAATAGCCCCTGCAAGTAAGCTGAATCCTCCAGATGCACTTATTGCTGTAACTTCAAGACCAAAAAGTGGTAAAAGCATGTTAATATAACTGAGAATTGCTGTGCTTGCAGCAGGAATTACCACTGTTGTAAGTATCGCACCTAACGCAGCAAATGCAATTACACTCGCACCAACTATAATCCCAAGTTGTACCCATCCTGGTAAACCATTCCATACATCAACAAGCCATTCAACCACATTTTTAGCACCGTAGGCCAGGTCAGCTAGGGCCATGGTGAGGCCATAAATTAGTGGAGCTGCAGGTATCAGGAAAGCTCCAAAGAGCTGACCACCTGCAATGGTTAAAACTTGAAGAGCATCATCCAAATTGTTGATTTCCTTAGCCATCTGAGAAAGACTACGCTCTTCTAAGACCTGGTTGAGTGCTGCTATAATACCCTTTTTATCACTTTTATCTCCACTCCACAATCCAGTGGCTTTAAGCGCTTCACCTGTTACTCCAATCTCACTTAGTCGGCGTTCCCATCCCTGACCCTGGTCTATAAGGTCTTTCAATGCCAGGGCAGAGTCCCGGGCTGATCTTCCTTCCATACTCATTGCACTGCTAAACACTGCACTGGTTTCAATGAAGTCTTTAGCCTCATCCGCGTTTAGTTTGTAGATACGGGCCATCTTTGCAACTTCAGTACCCACAGCATTCATGTCTGTTTTGCGGTATATTGTTTGAAGGCGGCTCATTTCATCAAGATATGCAGTTACTTGTGAAGTGCTCCAGCCCATTCCTTTGGCCATTCCTCTTACGGAACTTTCAGCGTTCACAGCACTCTTGGCAACTTCCATTATACGCATTGCCAGTTCCATACCAAGGGTGATTGCAAGCAGGCCAGCTGTGATTTTTAGGAGGTTCATTGCATTTCTAAGTCCACCCATTTTTGATTTGGTTGCATCCGCATTTGACCCTGCTTTTCTGGTTGAGTTAGCGGTTTTATCCATTTCGTTAGATGTTCTCCGTGTGGAGTTGCTTAAACCGTCCAAATCGTTTTTCAATCCTGCTGATCTGGATTTTGCAGTGTCCAACCCACGGTTGAACTTGGATACGTCTAGTGTTAGGAATGCTTTGATTTCTCGTCCACCGAAAGCCATAACTAAAAACTCCGTTCTGATTTTGAAAAAGATTAAATAAAGTGCATTGCTATAATACTAATTACATAAATTTGATGAGGGGAAAACTGATGTTAGGTTTACGTAAAAGTAAGTCTGAAAAACTTGAAGAAAAAAGAATTAAAGATGGTAATAGGTTCAATGATTTTTTTGAAACAGAATCACACACGTGGAAAAATATAGAATTTTCACCAGGAGTGGGATGTACTATTGAATTAAATGAAACAGAAATCAAAAGTCATGGAATGTTAACAAAAGGTGCTGCTACAGCCGCATTTGGATTAGTTGGTTTAGCAATGACAACAGGATCTAAAAGTAAAAACATAAAGGTTCCTGCAACTATGCGTATAGTGCAAAATGGTATCCTATTCCAAAGGCATGATGAAGAAGACATAAGAGTCCCATGGGAAAGTATAGCAGAAGTTAAAGTTGTTCCTGGGATGGGTGTATGGAAATATTTGATTTTAGATTTGTCTGAAAATCCTAGATTAAAGATCAGATTTGATCGTACTGTGAGTAAAAACGTTTTAGGGATGGTTAAAAAATATGTTGATTCCCATATCCCTGGTTTGGATGATGGCTGGAATGAATCCCCTGTCCATTCAATAGATTCTACACCTAAAAAGCAAATTGAATCCTCATCCATGGTCAACAATGAATTTTGCAGTAATTGTGGTTCTAAATTAGAGGATGGTGCGAATTTTTGCAGTGAATGTGGGAATAAAATCCCATAATCATTTTTTTTTATTGGATTAATCTGTAGAAATCGGTTTCTATCATCCGGTACACTTCTGATTCTGATGAGGTTATACCATGATCCAGGTACTTCGCAGTTCCCCGTTTAGGATGGCTGAACTCCAAATTTTCATGTTGGATATATGAATAATCATAACCCCTACTGTATGGGTTGTTGCGGACTGAGTAACCAAATTCCATTCTGAGAAGATCGGTTAAAGTGTAGATTGTCTGTTCATAAGCCCCTTCCAAGTATCCTTTATCTAATGGGACATAGGGGGTGGTTTTTGTTCTTATCAATAGACCTGCGTCTATCAATGCGTCGAATAATCCTTCCTTAACTTTTACTTTTACAGTTCTAACCCAGCGTTGGAACTGTGAATCATCCACCCTTAACATTTTATTCTTCTTCCTGTAAATCTTCCATTACTTCTTCCATCTCTTCTGAATTAGTCCTCTGAGATGTGTTTCCCACTTTATTTTTATTATGTTTGTTATATTCCTCTTCCTCTTTTTTCATGATCTCTTTTTCACATTTCAAAAGATGACTAGTTGTATAAGTATCTAATTCCCAGTAGGATTGTGGTGAGAGGTTGATGCCGGGAATCCTTCGTACAAGGAGGAAATAATTGTCCAGCATAACCTCTTCAAGCATCAGGCTTAATGGTTCAAAGTTTTTCGAGTTGTTTTTGTCGAAAGTTTTCAGCCTGATCCATACTGGCCTTCACAACTTCACGTATCTTCTTATCAATCTGTGTCTGGGTGAAGCCAGACTGGCACATGTTATAGAACATTCCCAGGTTCTGCACTTTAATCATGTCTATGCTATCGTATTCTTCGATGAACTCTTTGGGTGTGAGTGGATCTATCAGGAGACATGCTAGTTCTGCATAGGTCTGTTCTAACTTTTTCTCCAGCTTCTTAATCTCATCTTTGCGTTCGTCCTCGGAATTGCGTAACTGTTTTTCCAATCCTTTCTTTTTTAGGGTGAGTTTGTCAATGTCATCAACAAACTTGATCGCCTTTCGTAGTTCATCATCGGTAGGGTCTTCAGCAGATTCTATTAACGCTATCTTCTTATTAGCCCTGCCAATCTGTCCTTGGATGTCTTCTATTTCTTCTTCAAGGTCTATGTCATCCTGGAAGACGGGTTTCATTTCTTCTTGGAGTTTTTCTATCTCTTTCTGGAATGAAACTAGGGTTTTGTTACTGCATCTTTTGAATTTTCTTTCTTCTCCACAGAATTCTATTTTTGCACGTGTAAACAAAAAAAATCACTCTCCCCTTTTTTTATGGTTGTGGTGGTGTAGGAGCCTCAACCTCTCCTATGTGCAGCTCTTCTAGTTCGGTTATGATTTCAACATCCATGAAACTAGCTTCACCTTCATCATTGATTGTGAATTCAACGTCTATTGATTTACGCTCATCTCCACTTTGTGGTGAAACTGCCTTGGTGATTGTCACATCAGGGATCATGATTGTTGTACGATAAAACACATCTTCCCCACTAACTGTTTCAATCTTTGGTCCGATTGATTCTATCATGATCTGTTTTCGGAGTGGTTCTGTAGTGACTTGTGTTCCATCGGTTGCTCCGGTCTCATATTCTGCTTCGATCCCTTTAGTTGCACTAGTCCATGGTACACTGAACCCTCCCTCGGATTCTCTCACCCCCATGTTTTTACTTTGGACTCCAAAAAGGTCACCAGCGCATGGTTCACTTTCAGCGTTATGATTGATTTTTATGTTCCCTTCAAGCACACATGGAATGGCAAAGTCGTCTTTGTTTGCACTTGTTATTACATCATCAGTGTCAGCGTAGTAGAGGATTGTTTGTCCTGGTCTGATTTTCACTTTTTTAGTTGGAACAACACGAGCAGGGTTATCCTGGTTTAAGAGGGGGTAGTCTGCAACGAAACTGGGTTTCACGGTCATGGATTCATCATTTTTGAAACTGATTTCTAGTTCGTTGAGCATACAGTTATCGTACACGTATGCGTCATCTTCGGTTTTGGCATATCCGTTGTATAATGTGCAGAGTGCGGGGTCTGCTGGTAATTCAACATCTACTGTGAATGTGTATTTTTTGGCCTTTTCCGCCCCTGATATTGCGGGTACGGGTCCTGTCACGTCTCCATATAATAGGTAGAAGTAGTCTTCCCATCCTTGCAGGTATCTTGCCTTATCCTGAAATGTTGGACTGCTTTCTGCTTTTATACGGTCCATTCCCATGTTAAGCGTTGCACTTCCGGTGTGGCCTTGGTCTTCATCATGTTCTATTTCTTTTTCAGGTTCAAATTCAGTGCCTGGAATCATTATTAGTGGGTCTTCTGCTTCTGTTTTACCAGCGGGTTTAATACCTAATGCCCAGTAATGATATGCCAGGTTGGGTGCTATATTTCCCATTTATATTAGTCCCCCTTTTTCTCTTTTCTTTCCTGTTTTTTGGGTTTTGGTTTGGGGTTGGGTTTGATTTCCTTTTCAACCCGTTCAACTCTTTCGAAGTATCCTGATGCGTCTAACATTGATATTAATTTTTTATACTTATCAGACACATCTATTATCTGGTTTTTCTTTAATTCCTCGGTTTTGTCCATTATTCCAAAAATGACTAGGTCCATACTTTTGTGTTTGTCCGGACCATTGTACTTAAATTTCATAAAATCACCACTCCTCCTTTATCTATTTTCATAATTCGTATCTGAGTTTGAATGCTACTCTTAGGATGTTGCTGAAAAAAACTTCTTTATCACTTTTATTTTTATATGGCTTGTAGACTAGGGCTCCGATGGGATATGTTTTAAGGTATTCTAGTTCGATATTATGTCTGGTTACGAGTTCTCCTGTGATGTTGCCTTCTCTGATTAATGTGATTATTTCTTCCTCAAAATCCCATAATTCGATGAATAATTCTTTTTTGCTCAGTGTGTCTGTGTGTCTTCGTATTTCAAGTTGTTTAACGTATTCATTGCAACCGGATGGTGTTTCTTGTTCCATTTCCCCTACTTTGAAACTTAGGGCTGGTAGGGGTGTGCTGTTTGGGTCCATTAGTGAATCATCATAGTAGATTCGGGTGTATTTTCCTTGTTGTTTGATGTATTTTGCCAGGTCTTCTAGGATTTCTTGTAGTTTGCTCACATTGAATTCCTCCATGTTATAATAATGAGGATCCAATCAAATCCTCATTAATACCACCCTCACTATCATCACCCTCAGAAGAATACCCATAATTGTTGATCGCCCTATTCACAATACCCAAAAGTCGGTCAGCATAATTCTTACTATCACTAGTCCCATCACTCATAACATGGCCTTCATGCTCCCATTTACTAAGCCAAACCATAGCAGCCGCTGCCATGTACTTATATTTAAGCAAAGATTCAGGGACTGTTCCAATCTCAACACTGTCAATGATATAATTCTCACCAACAGGTATGCTTTTCTCCAGGTCTTCAAGCGTGCAAACACAACTGTTACTCCGGAATACAACATCAGACAATTCAATCCCTGTTATGGTCTGATTCAGATGTATACTTAGAGATTGTACACCTGCAAGAACAGAGCTTTTAGGATCCATTGACTGGTCATTAATCACAAAAGTAACAGCACCCACACTATCCTCAGCTATGGTTTCACCACTCCCACTGAGTGATGAGAGAGCCACATCCCCCTTGAGTGTGTCATGGAATTCTAGTTCAACCTTGCTGGGGTCTAAATCCCCATCTAATGGTGATACTTTGATTTCCACACTGTCAATTGAGAAGTAATCCCTTTGTATGGTGGGGATGATGATCACATCACCCTCAGTGAGGCTTGTGAATCTTAGCAGGTTTGCATGGGACATGTCTTCAACAGCAATAGATTCAACCTTTTCGGATGGTTTCACGTCATCTGTTGCTTCAAAAGAGTAGGGGTATTGTCTGTCAACCTTGAAACCCTTGAGATGATGGAGAACCATATAGTATTCTTCCATCTCTAGTGCAGGGTCTGCCATAATATTACATCCTCAAGGGTTTTTTTATGCTTTTTCGTATTTTACGATAACCAGTCCACCAGGGAAGGCTTGACCATCACCAGTCACTGTCTTTTTAAGGCTTAGGGAGTGTCCTTCGGTGACTTCAGCATCAGTGGATACTAAGTCCACACCAACGAAACCTTCAATAGTGTTGGTGCTGTTCACTGCCCTGCTGCCTATGCTGGTGGTTCCGGTTCCATCAGCTCCCTTGTTTTGCACATCGAGGGTCATATAGTTAGTTGCCTGACCTATGTCCCCATTTGGGACAACTTGGACATCCTTCACCACGCAGTTGAATGGTGCTGTGAAAATTGCTCTCTCGAAAGTGTCAGCAGCAAGTGCATCAGCAGGTATGACTCCCTGGAAAAACAGGTCCTGATGGGATTCGAAGGCTTCCATGAAGTCTGTTAAAACCTCTGTTTGGGCTTCAATTGCTTCTTTTATCACTTTAGTTATCATCATTCATCCCTCCTTTTTATGATGTTGATACTAAGTCAGCGATTCTGAGCATTCTTTCACCCTGTGCTCTGGGGTAAGCTCCAGCAGTACAGGCCACTTTAATGGTGGTTCTGGGTCTGTGTTCTTCATCAGCGTTGTCAAACATTAACATGGACACGGGTGGTAGTACGGATTCCATTCCCTGGATGGTGGGCATGGATTTGATTTTAGGGTTGTTGTATTTCATCATGATAACATCCAAGGCGGGCATGTTACTGTCGAATCCTATTGCCTCTCCTTCATCGAAGTTCCTACCTCCCCAGAAGTTCTTAGCATTAGCAAGGTCTAGGGCGTTTTTGATTGTGAACCCGTTTTGTGGGAGTTTGTAATCACTAGTTGATTGGGCGGCTCTTGCTTTGAGTTCCACATCGGCCTCTGTACCAAATGCGATTCTGTCTATGTTGTAGGGTAATGGTCGGATAGCTGCCTGGAATCTCATCACATCACGAAGTAATGATTTGAACTCGGTAGCATTTTCACCCCATTCTCCTATGATTTTCTCATCAGTTACGAGGGTTGCGTTGTCTTTTGCGGTGTTGTAAACGATTTCATCCACATCATTTGCAAAAACGTATCCCATTGCACTGATTTCATCCATTAGGTTGAAATTGGGGTGTTCCATGTCACTGTTAAGGATTGAATATTCAATCTCATTATGCACTAATTTGAAACCGGAGGGTGTGACTACTTCTCCACGGATTTTACGTGCACTTGCACCTTTAGCTAACTTTTTAGACTTCCCTGTCTGGGTTAAGAATTTGTCTATGGGTGTGCTTTCAACTATGGTAACCTGTTCATTGTCCACTTTCAAGAGTGGGAAGTTACCAGCGAAGCGGTATCCTTCTACCATGCTTAGTTTTAGTTCTGCTAGGTAGGTTCCTTTTTCAAAGTCAGCGTACATTTCTTTTAAACTTGCCATATTCTTATGCCTCCAATAAAATTATTTTATCCAAATTTTTATTCTCTTGTTACGCATCCAATAGCTCCACGGCAATCCACAGTAATGTAACCTCCAGTGTTGGCGGGTATTGCCTCATAACTGTAAACAACGTTACTAGTTTCACTGGTTTTGCCTAATTTGCCTGTTGCTGGGTTGATGTTGAGTTTATCCCCTACGACGATTTTCACGTTAGTATCTTCTAGGGGGAGTTGCATTTCATCATTTTTGAGTCTAACAGCACCAACATACCTGTTATTGTAGTTTCCTTGGGTTTTGGTTTCTTTGGGTAGTGTTCCATCTACTTCGGGACTGTAAGGGTTGAAATGTGTTGCTACCTCTCCATTGCCCACTTTTTTAAGTGCTAATTCTCCACTTCCTCTTACGAGGAAACTTTCTTCATCTACTTGTGATGCGAATGTGACCTGTTCATTTGGTTGGCCGTTGTTGGGGTCCACTCCTTCACGGTAGGTCATGGTTCCTTCTTCTACTTCGTAGGTTTTCACGTCTTTTTCTTCAAACATTGTTCCAATTTTAGTCATAAATTTTGCCTCCTATACATATTTACCATCGTTTTTTCTTCTTCCGGAGTTCCATGAAGTCTTCAGGCTTATCATCTCCGGGGGTTTGTGTTCCATCATCATCTAAGCCGGGAGCTCCGTTATTTCCTACTCCTTTTGGTTTTTGTGTGATGATTTTATGTTCTTTGAAGAATTCTAATTTTTCAAGAGTCATGTCCTCTAATTCTTTTTGGAGTTCTTCATCTTCACCTGCTAATTCTTTGATGAGTTTTTCCTTCTTAGTTTTCTCAATTTCATCATATTTTTCTGCTTTTTCTTTATATGCTTTGATTTCTTTTTCTGTTTCTTTTTTCTCTTTCTCTGCTTCTTTTAATTTATTTTCAAGCTCTTGTTTTTCTTCAACAGATTTGTTAGTGGTTTTTAACTTGGATTTAAGAATCCCAATTTCTTCTTGCTGTTCCTGCTGCTTCTTCAAAGCAGCTTCCAACACTTCGCTTTTATCACCCAAATTATCGTCCTCCTCACTTTTTTTAATACTATTATACAAAATATGACTCCTGGGAGTGGCTGTAAGGCCAACCTCTTTCAGATAGCCACTGATGGGTAAGTAGAATTCATCATACTCCACAAGGTTCATGTCATCAAAGACTGGGCTTATGCCCTTATTTTTGATTTCCAGGTTTTCTGGTGGTTGTACTTGGAGAGTTCCATCTAGGTAGACAAAATTCTCCAACTCCCCGATAACTTTCTTATCGTGTTCATCAGTCACATCTGCTTTACCAGTCGTGGCTGCTATTTCTTTTAAAAATTCCTCGGTGAATTTAACTGGTTTATCCAGACCGTGGTCGGTGTAGTTGACTAGGCCGGGTTTGAAAATGGGTATTAGGATAGTATCATACCTCCTTAAATTTGGATTGATTTATAAAAATGAATATGGAAAAAAATATAAAAAATTTAGATGATGGTTATGTCAACATATTTCTCTGACTCCTTCAAATAATCAACATATTCCCCGGTAGCATTATCTTTCTCAGGAACCAGCACACAGGCCCCATTAGGATGGTCATAAGGCCAATCCCCTATCAGCCGTGGTGGTAGTCTGGCCAGGGCATAACATTGTTGACAGGTACGCCTGCCACTAACAACCCAGTAATATAACATGTTTTTACCATATCTCATCTTCTGGGCGGCTCTGGTAACTTTTTGTTTGGCGAATTGGACATTGAATTTGACAAAGTTTTTAGTGCGTCTTATTGCTCGTTTGAAGTTAGACTTGAGGTTGAAATTCTTAGCTTCGGCCATTTTCTCCTTCACGGCCAGGGCTTTGGTTTTAACATCATCCTTCAACTGGTTGATTGTTGCTTTTACACTTGACTGGAGTGTGTTGAATGTTCCTTTCAAGTTATAATCGAGTTTGACTTGGGGTATGACTCTTTCATGAATGTTAAATTCTTTGAGGACTGTTACTCTATGTTCTTCTATGATTCGTGTTAGTTCTGTTCGGCTGTTATGTAGTAGTTTTTCACCGGCCTTGGTAACTGCGGAGGGGAATTTCTCAAGGACATAATCAACACTTTTATGTTCAAAGTCTGTGTAAAGTTGGGTGAGTATAACATATAAGGCGATGTACATTAACTGCTCATCAGAAGTCATCTCTTCATCCACATCAGCCGTGTCTGATTCAAAGTTTTCATCAATCCATCCTAGGAGTTCTTCGTTTGTGGGGATTTCAGTCACCATCAACCATCACACCCTCATCATCAGTTCCATCATCCACCTCTTCTCCGTCTTCTTTTTCTTCTTCTTTGGATGATGTTTTGCCTTTATCATCTGATTCCATGTAACCCGCTTTCTCATCCGATTCTTCAGGGTGGAAGTTAATCCATACTTTGCCTGTTTTACCTGCTAATTTTAGTTCGGGTTTGAATAACTCATTCTCAACATACTTTTTAAGCCATTCACGGTTATATTCCAGGAACACTAACCGACCAGTGTCTGGACTGTCCATCAATACTTCAGCAGTGGCACGGTTACTTCCCTCCGTATCAAACAAGGCATGGGGTGTTGAAAGTCCGTCAAAGATTTCATTCTTGAAATCCTGCTTATAACTGGGTATGTCTGGAAGTTGACTTGTACCAACCATTTCAGCCGTTATACCAAAGGGTAGGACTATCACTCCTTTTTTATGATAATTAGTCGTAGCATCCACAACAGCTTCACGGGATTTTTTATTTAAACGCTTATTACTTGCATCTTTGTTCCCCATGGTAACTACGAGTATGTTACTGTTTTTGAAAACTGTCTTCGGCATCATATCCGATAATATTCTACGATAATATACGGGATCCAGGACATCCATCACAATGGATCTGCCTTTTCCTTTGAGTTCCATGTACCTGGCATTAATGATCTCTCCAGGTTGGAATGGTACTGTCCATTCTTCTAGTTTTTCTCCTAGTTCTTCGAACCGTTTAGCAAGCCATCCTTTATTGGTGTCAGTGTTTCGTTGTGTTAATTGTTTGAATCCTGTTACTCGACCGTATTCATCGTATATCTTCTTTATACGATAGTTTTCAGCGTCAAAAGCAAGCAATCGGAGTTGTATCTTGTTTTCTACTATGACTTTGTTGTGAAATACTTCACCATCCACCTGCCCACTCCAGAGCATGTCACGCATGACCTGGACAATATCCCAATCATCACTTTCACACCTTTTTTTGATGTACTCTAAGGCTTCATCATTGTCTCCTTCGATTATGAAGTTGGATAATGTTTTTGTGATGTTATCATTAATTATTCCCTTCACTATGGGGTCGTTGGCTGCGAAACGGCAATTTTTAATTGTTCTTTTAACTTTGAAGGGCACGGCGTCTATTAGGTTAACAGAATCTGTGTCAGTTGTTTGTGTGTCATCAGTTTCTATTCCCACTTCCTCTATTGCATGTGGTTCTGCATTCCGTAGTAGGAATCCTTTGTAATTGATCCTGTCTAATAATCCCATGTAATATCCACCACTCTCTCTCTCTTTTTTAGTAAACATAGACGTCTTCTTCTTCAATTTCCTGTTTCTTATAAATACTCAAAGGCCCTAATACTCCGTACACACAATAACCCATGGCATCCATTGCATGGTTCTTAAAATCAACTGGTTTGTCTAGGATGTCTCCATCCTTATTTTTTTGATATTTGTAATCTTTAATTTCCCTTTTAGTTTCAATACATCCTGGGCTTATGTGGATTTGAACACTCCTATTTGTTTGAAGTCTTGCAGCCACATCTTTAACACCTGGAACTGCATCAAAACCATAATCACAAAATTCTTGAATTCTATCAGGTTCGGCTGCATCGCAGTAAACTTTATCTAAATCTTTAGGTTTTAATCCCTCATCTTCTAATTCGGATATGATTAATTCAATGAATTCGCGATTAATTAAACGTCTTTTATATATTTCACGGACAATATAGGGTTCTCCATCGTACCATCCAATTAATAAGAATACGGAAGGGTTATTAAAACCAAAATCAACACCTGCAGTCCATTTTTCAACCCCACTTTCGGGGAGTTGTTCATCCCAATTTTCAAAGACAATATTGGATAGTTTTCCCCATTTGCCCAGGGTGTATTTATAATAAAGTTCAATGTCAATTTCTTTAAGTTCTTCATATTCTGCCACATAATCTGCAGGTAGGAATGGATTTTCAGTATAATGAAAATGAAGAATGGTGCCACGTTTTTGACGGTGGAAATAGTTATAAATCCAATGATCTGTACCTTCAGGAGTGACTGTTAAAATAAACTGGCCATATGTTTTTTTACTTGCCTTCCCACGTATCCTTTTTTCAAGCTCTGCAAATACAGGAAATGTTGTTTCCTCGGCCTGTTCAACCCATACCATGTCTAGGTTGAGGCTTCGTATTTTCCTAAGGTCGTCTAGGCTTCTGAATCTTAGAATCGTGCCATTGAATAATGTAATCCTTGGATCTAATGATGATTTATTTTCTTTATATTTGATCTTGTAATCGTCTAACGCCTCTTTAATTTCAAACCATGCGGTTGCTTTAAGGGCTGGCATTGTCTCCCTAAAAACACCTATCCTGGACCTTGGATTTTCAAGTCCATATTTTAAAACTTTATGAACTGCATAAATGGTTTTGCCACTACCCGCACTACCTTCTACTAGGATTTTCCTATCAGTTCTATTAATGTTAGTTGCCTGTTTTCGACTGAGTTTCCATTGTATCGTCTTCATCAGAATCAACTACTACAATTTCAACCCTAACATTTTTATCTTCAGGTTCACCTTGCTGGAGAATTTCCTGTTTGGTTTTAACTGCTTGAAGACCTAATTTTTTAATATCAAGTTCTGTAATTTTATTCTCATGGTCCACTTGAAGATGTACTTTATGAGCTAAGTCTATGAGGTCATCACAATATTCAAGGTCACTGACCACTTTATCTGATGCATTTTCTAACCGTTCTTTTGACTTTTTTTCATTGTATTTCAGGGTGGCTTCTTTGTTAATGTTGAAATGATTTTTTCTGTAATTGTTAATGGCGGTGTGACTGATTTTTTCTGGAGGATCTAATGATTTTAACCAGTTTGAAATAAACCGTGGAGACTCTCCGTTTTCTAATAATTTGTCTATTTTATTCCGGTTTGGTGATCGTGCTACGGCTGTTTTAGGTGGCATTTTTAATCACATTATTGTGTAACAGTTTTTAGTGTAGATGTAAAGGTTGTAAAGGTTTACGGTGTAAATGGTTGCCTTTACAAGGATAGTTTTTTTTTTTATTTCTCTTGGTGGGTTTGGGTGGTCTGCCAGTTGCTATGTTCTCATCCTTTTGTGGTGTTTTTTGCTAACTAAGTATAATTCCATGCACTTGTATTCGGTGGGGTGTATGGGTGCATCAATGTAAGGGTTGTAGTACTGTTTTGAATGTCATAATAAATTATTTACATTCCTAAGAAGATTGTTTTATACCCAAACGTGATGAAGAAGCTGATAATCAATCCTATCGAAACGTATAATAGTTTTTCTAGTTTGCTTATGCTTTTGTCCTGGTTTTCATCATTCTTACCTATGGCTATCACTGCTTTCTCTAGGTTGGTGACACGGTCAACTAGGTTGGTGTCTGCTTCCTCACTTTTCTCCCCAATAGCATCCACACGTTGTTGGAGTCTTTCTTTTTCTTCCTTGTTGAAGTTGTTTATGAGTTTACGCTTGTCTAATTCATGAGTTAGGTGTTCTATGCTCTTATTCACTTGGTCGAATGCGTGTTTGAGTTTTTCGTCACGTTGTGTGAATGATTTGTAGAATTGGTCTTGTTGTTTTTGCATTTCTTCTAATGTGCTGGTTTGGGCGCATTCGAACTGTTTGTTTGGTGTGTGTGTCATATTATCATTGGGATATGGGGGTTGTCTTATCCCATGTTTGTATTATTGCTTTTTTTTTAGGCGCTGTCAGCTTCTACGGGTTCGAGGTTTGGTCGGGGTTTGCAATAATTGTAAACGGCTAATAGTATTGCACTGATTAGTATACCATACCTGGCGTACATTTCTGGTCCTAACAGGTTTTGTAGTAGTGTTTGGTCTGCTACGAACACTCCTAGGATTATTACTCCTAGGGTGATTAGTATTGTGCTTATGTTTCCTTGGTCCATTTTTTTTCATCTCCATTTATTGTTTTCATATATTATTTCAACGAGTTTGTAACCTATTAGTAGGATTAGAAAGATTATTAGGATGTCAAATGGGTTGATATTATCACATTCCTACGTATTTTATTATCCAAAAAAAATGTGTGGTTGAAAGAAGGAATATATGGGGGGTTAGGGTCATGTAAAAAGAGGTGATAAATACATGAAATATGGTACTTTTTTTTGCCCCTAATCATCCCCATTTTATTTTTATGTTCCTTCTTTCAATGCTTCTATGAAATTGTGTGGTATTTTGAATGTGTGCTGTCGTCCCAGGGGGCCTTTCACACTTACATCCACATCCTTTTTTTCTTTTGTTGTGTTTTTGTCTAAATCTTCCGGTTCTGGCTTTGTTGGTGGTTGGTAGTAGTATAAACAGTAACCTGTGCTTCCGTGTTCCATTCCACTAATACAGGAAAAATCCATATCGCACGAAGTACAGTAGTACATTCCTTCGATGCTCGTAAATCCGGGTATTACGCCGTTTGCAGGGTCGCACTGTTCAAAACTGATGTATCCACCGCAATGCGGACACCTATTCACGAAATAAGGACACTGGTAATGCCGGTAGTATCCGCCATCATAGGTTGATGTGGGGTATGCTGACCCTACGTGGACGTAGGTGTCTGTAATCTCTAAATCAGTTACACCGACATATTGACCGTGTACTGGCGAGGTAAGTAATGATGCTGCAAGTAAAATGAAGATGTAGATTGTGTAGTTTCGCTTAATATACATCCCTCCATCTTGGATGGGGTGTTTTCTTTAAACTTGCTACGGCTACGCCTTAACTTATGGCCACTAACCTTTAAAAGCCTGGCTAAGGCATGGTAAAACATAATATCACCTGAAACTATTAAATAATAATTAATTATCATTTTTTGGAAAAAATGGGGGGGGGCCTTGGACATCCACAGCCATGACCCCCACACATACTTAGAGGTGTACATCTTCTATGGTGTACCAAATCTCGTCTTAGGAAGGAATTTTCCATCACCTCGACTATAGTAAGTGATGAACATGAAAAAATAGAATATTACCATTCAGGGACATAAGTCCCATAATCAACCCGATCCTCTTCATAAGAGGAATAGGTTTTGTCAATATCGCTATAATCGTACTTATTTCCCATAGGATATTTAACCCACCGGGCCGGTGGAATCCAATGAGGGGGGCCTGATAAAACCAGTCCACATTCACAGACTAGTTCATCATGCTTCTTATCATAATCAACAATACGACTCCCACATTCAGGACAGCCTTCAACATATTTCTGTGGTTTTTTATTTCGTATTTTGAAATAATTAACAAATTGAGGGTTTCCATAAATAACAAGATGGCCCCGGCTACATTCACGTTTAATACCATTTTGTATCAATTTTTGCTGTTTAGGATTGAACTCATGCAGACACACTGGACATATATTCTTCCGTACAAGTTTCAACCATTCAGGATCTTCAGCAAACTTTGCCAGTTACAACCAACCCCTCTTTACTTTGCCGTTATCACTATAATCACATAACGAACATGACTAAATGATTAGGGGGCTTAAGAAAATAAAATAGGAATGGAAAATGAGTATTTTATTTTTCCCTAATTCTGCGAGATAATGCCATTTTCTTCTGGAAAAACCCCCCTAACTTAGTTACAATATTAGCATATTTCCCCTCAGTTAAACCATGCTCCCGGGCCAAAGGATATTGGGATAAAGGTCTCTTTTTAGTGTTGAGAAATTTAATGTAGAAAATGATTGCAAGTGTAACTGTTTCATACTTACAACGGGCACATAATTTTTTAGTCTCAGGACCATTAATGATAATCCATATAACCTGCTTTTGCAGGTCACCTTTAACATTCAACTGTTCCATCTGCGTGAAGGCCACTCTTATCTTCTGATTCTCCCTCCACTCCTTCATCACGTTGATGTTGTTTGAATTCACCTCTCCTGGCTGTTTGGTTTTATATTTCCATAATAAATATTCTGGTGTTCTAATTCTCCTATCCACTTCTTTTCCTGTTTCCTTTTCAACCTGTTCTGCTGACATCACAAATATTCACAACCCTTCTAATGGTATGGATAGTTTGATATTTCTGAGCCTGGGGTCAATGACTAGTTGTGTTTGGTTCTGGATCTGTGGAGGTAGTTCTTTGTATGTGTTTATTATAAGGTCTAATATTTGGCCGGTGGTGAGATCATCATAGTCAACTGGTTCAGAGGGTTCGGGTTTGTTTAATATTTCAACTGGTTCATGAACTACAACATCCCGGGTCTCTGTTTCCTCTTCCAGTGTTTCTGTTGGTTGGAGTGTTTCATCTGTTGTTTCCACAGGGTCTGATTCTGATTCAAGGACTTCTTTAACACCCTTGAGTGGTAGGTGATAATAATTAACTCGTTTGATTTGGTAATGCTCTACCTCCCCTCTTTCCTCTAGTTCTCTCAGTGTTTGGTAGGTTACGTCATAGTTGATTAGTGGTTCATATCTTTTCAGATATTTGGTTATTTCCTTCTTCTTCTTCGGTTTTATGCTATCCTCTAAGTATTCGAGTATTCTTTTCTCTCTCTTCTTCACAGTTTCCCCTTTACCATTATTTGCCACAGTATCATCTCCTTTTATTTGTTTTAAACCCTTCCCTGTTATAATATAATAAACATTGTCTAAGTGTGTGAACCGTTCCAGGAATCCATGAGTATTTGTCAAGTATTCTATGACTCTGTTTTTATGCTCCCAGTCACCTTTTATCATGTTTTTGGCTTTGTACTCGTTTATTGGGCCATCATAATCTCTAAATTTTTTTAATATGTTGATGGTTTCGCTTTGTGTAATCGTTTTACCACATCCTTAATTACTGTTATATCTATACAACACATCTTTTAATAATCCTGCCAATTGTGGAACTACACAACCAGCAAGTACCACTAACTGACACTTCAAAATAGTTCTTAGTGCTCACAGTACCCATCTCATCAACCAGCTGGTAGGATCCACACCTCCAACAATGAACATAAGTTACCATGTCAACAACCCCCAAAGGCTCATGGACAGATAAGTTATGAAAACAACAACCATCCAAGGATTATGTTCCTTCCATGCAGCACCCACAAAAATAGAGTTAGATGCCAACCATAGAAGAAAACAGAAGGGTTCTTTCAGGACATTCAACCATGTACCAGTGATGCCCAGAAGAACACCAGTGGCCATTACCAGATCGGTTTTCTTCATTCTGATCTCCACTTTGTTTTGAGCTTTTTTTTAAGAACCGGGTCCTTCACCTTGAATTCTAGTGTTAAACCAACCGTCCGGGTAACACAGGGAGTGTATTTAACAGCCCTGTACACTCCGTTTTCTTCAACCCGGAACCACCATATGCCCCATGTGCCTGTCATGTCTTTCCGGTTTACTTGTAAGCGTACGATGCTTCCAACTTTATCTTTCACATCCAAATAGGCCATTCACATCACCCCTTATCTTTTTAAACTATGTTTCTCATGGTAAAATGGACAATCTGGTGTGCATAACTCATAAACTACTGTTTTATCTTTCACCGTCCGTTTTGTATAATAGCTGAAATCAAAGAGATTATCACATGGCATTTTAATCCACCACTTCCCATATTTCATAACGTGTTTTACCAATCCAAAACCAACCCATATAACTAGTAGGAAAACCTATCTCACCTTCGCAGCTGCGTTCCAACAATCCCATGAAAAAAGCATCCTTCCGGATCTCCACCAAAACCTGAAAATAATAATTGTCTTCACCTGACCTGTAATTTGATGGCCCATGATAGAATGTACATAACCTGGTAACATCCTTCTGTTTGAGTTGCAAACGCTTTAGTAACACTTCGTAGATGGCCTCATGGAGTCCTGGACTCCTCCTATGACTATCATTGTAAGGATAAGGTTTGTAACCACCTTTCACCTGTTCTTCATTGAATCTGCATTCAGGATCACAACCATGGCAGACATACCAGTCAGGACCTGAGCTGTGAAAGAAACAATCACCCATTTTTTAACATCCCTTCTAAGTCTTCACATTTACTTGAATCAAACTTATAGCAAGGACATTCAACCTCTTTTTTACCATCAGTTAATGTTTTAACCTTCCTTTTCCCTGATAAAAACTGATCAACAATAGTACAATCCACGATTTCACCAAAGAGCTTTATCTCTACTTGCTCCCTCATATCACAGTTCCGGTATTCATTATGATGTTTGCAGTAATCACAATCTGAATATCCCCACGCTCCCATCAATCCACTCTCCTATCCAGTATGAACCATAAAACCTGCACCACACTACCCTCTTGGAGCTCAGGATAATAAATCATCATTCATCCTCCAATTTTTCTCCTTTTCCTAAGATAGGCTCATCTTTACAAATCCAAGGCTCCCATAAATTACCACACACACAACATTCTAATTGTAAAACTTGCCAACCACAGCCGTTTTCGGATTTCATTAATACATAATGCCTCCCATGGCTTCCGCAGTGAGGGCAATAAGAGTAATATCCTAACCCCAGGGCCTTGACTTTAAAATATAAATCTGTGAGTTCATTTAACTTTTTTAGCTCTTCTTCTGATGCACTCATGATTTCACCTTGAAAGTTGTCTGATCTTCAGGTGATTTCCATCCAATCTCCTTCATTGCTGCAATATATTCTTCAATATATTGCATATTGAAAAAATTCTCATCATTGATCGTAATTTTATATTCCACCCATAGGTGATGCCGATATAAGTATAAATTATCGTGAGGATTATCTGTGACATCCACCTGGGAATCTAGGTATTTTAGTAGTTCATCCAATTGACTCATGATTAAACCGCCTCACAACAGCCCAGGTGAACCAATTTTCACGGTTTCGATCTGGCAGGATTTACGGACTTCCTCAACGCATTTGTATTGTTTTTCAAATTCATCCATCAAAACCAAGTCAAATGTGGCCCCACAGTTAGCACACTTCAATACTTCAATAGATTTATATGTTTGATCAGAATCACAGCATTCATCTAAACGCTCCCAGAAATCCATGCAAAATTTCGGCCTTTTTACCTTATGGTCTGTGTCAAAAAAAGCACAAGCATGTATACCAAATGCATCTGTATTATTAAGCATTTTCCTAAACCATTCACAGCAATATTTACGTGAAGGAGCATATAATTGAGCATTTATAGTATACTGCACATAACCATACTTTGAATCAGTGGTTTTGTCATAAGGTATAGGCATCCTCTTACCTGGAATAGCATTTAATTCCAATCTCTTACCATTATCAACAAACTTTTTAATTTCCATCCAATACACCTCTTTTACTTATAAACCGTTTACCCCATTTCTTTAAATTTCATCTTCATCTACCATCTGGCAATCCTCAAGGTCCATCAAAAACCGGCCCGCTGGACACTTATCCACACAGTAAACCTGGCCAGTGGTTTGCTTATTCCAGTACCACTTTAACCTAGCCCCACAGTAGGGGCACCTGTAAATTTCCAGTTCATAGTCCACGTCACTCATCCTATCACAATCCCTCCCTTTCTTTCAATATACAAATCCTTATATGATTACAACCTTCACAATCACCATCACAAAACACCATAGGCACTGTGTAATCCTGTAACTTTTCCCAGTTCACTAATTTTTTTTCAACGAACCTTTGAATAACATTAAGCTCAATATTAATCCAGTGATCATGCTTGAACCAGGGCCTATCATATATGGGTCCCTCTCTGAGTTTGGGAAACTTTTCAGTCCATCCGGCTTTTTGTGCTGCAACTTTTAGTTTGTAGTATCGTATCCACCATAGGCGTTCCGCCTTGGGTAAGGTTAGGAATGGTTTTTGTTGATATAACTCATCGAATTTTTGGGTTTTGAGTTTTTTTAATTGGTTATTGTAGTTTTTACGCTCCATAAGGCCCCCTCCGTATACCGCGAAAAGCGCGCAAGTCGCGAAATAGCGCGCAATGCGCGACTTTATGAGCAAAGGAGCATGGAGTATTCTTTATATAGTCTCTAACTATCGCGCAAAAATATCGCTCAGAATGCATACGGAGACACCCCACAGGTGGTGTACTAGTCACACTTCGCGCTTTTCGTCTATTGCGTGACTTTCGCAACCTTCGCAACCTTCGCTTTATCATACCGATCCCACCCTGGAACATCAACATCAAAATCTTGCAGGTGAATATTTAAACCCTCAAAGATTTCGTCCTCACAAATAAAATCTTTAGCTATTGATCCCAACTCCCATTCAATCAACTCTTTTTGTTCATCACTCAAAACCAGTAGATTATCAAGAAGTTCACTACTAACACGGCCACTGAGTTGATACTCATTAGAATTAGCTTTTTTACCAACTACTTTAAGAAAACCAGCCCTGTTAAGTTCCCCAAAATAATTTTGGAGGCTTCTTTTCTGCAAATGCGAATCAGTTAACTCCATAAAGTCGTTAACTGTGAAAACTCCCATATCACTAATTTGTTTCACTTTAGGATCTGCAATCCATTCATCAATGTTGCCTCTAATTTCATCCAATAATTCCGCGGCTTTTGGGCTGATATTAACACTTATACTTTCATGGTAAACTTCTAAGAGACTGATAAATATTTGTATATCGCTTAGGTTAGTGTAGAGTATGTCTTGACCGTCAATATTAAATGTAGCTCTATTATACCCATTAATGGCTGTGATGGTCTTTAAAATACCATTGTATTTATCTAAATCTCGTTTAAAGTATTCTGATTCCCCAAGGAACTTAATAATGCTTTCTGTATATGGATTGTTAATTATGACTGTTTCCATACGCTCCCGGAGTAAATACACAATATATTTAACTATTTCCACTTCGTTCAAATAGTTCTGATATTGTTTATGTGTACGTCCCCCATGAAATTCTAACATTTTCTTCATAGCATGGAACACGTCTTTATTATCCATTCGGGGTGTGATAAAAATACTACGACTCATCTCCTGGTCATCAAAGGTGTGCCCAGGTACTGTGGTGTAAGTAGTGCATGGATGACCAAAAAGCTCGATATGGACTCGTTGCCTATCTCCATAACTATCATTCCCTATCATTGTTTTAGAAAGATAACCATCCGTTTGTAACTCTTTAAGCAGGTCTTTGATTTCCATCACAAAATCTTGTGATGATTCGCCTCCAAGGTCTCCAAAACTAACAATTTTACCATCATAAACTCTTGGATTTTCAACCCCCTTATCATAAAAAGCGGCTTGTGTTGTTTTCTTTTCCTTAATAACATACTCATCAGGAATCAAACTCAAAGCAGTAGTTTCTATATGGGTCTTCCCACTCCCACTTTCACCTAAAACAACTACATTGATCGGGTTTCGGAGTATAACTTGGCTGGCATAGGCTATAAAAGCAAGAATAATGTTTGCACGTTCACCAGCCGTGAGCCAAGACACTAAACTGGCAATGTAAATCAATGGTTGGTCTTTGTTTTCTAAGATTTGTTTGGCCGCGTCAAGGTTTGCTTGCAGTTCCCTTTCATTTTGTAAACGCTTAGTTTCTTCTTCTTTGTCTTTGCTAATTTGGTGTAGTTGGTAAAGTTCATTCAGGACTTGTTTAACCTTTTCAAAATCTTCATTAACAGCATCTTTGCTTAACCTGCCTTGTGGGTTTAAATGTTTCCTAATTTCTTTCCCTAGGTTTGACTGTTCACCAATCATTAACGGCTCTACTGTTTTGAATTTAGCAGCTTCATAATTATTAGAATCTTTTAATACATATAGAACATCTGTTTTGGTAGTGTAAACTTCTAATGAATACTCATCTGGAAATGAAACATTGTTTGATGTAGTCTGTTCTGTAGATTCAGTTTCCAATATGTCACCTCCCCTATAATCCTCTGTTCCCCTTCAAAAAGGTTAAAAAAAAAAAGTATAATAGGGAGGAGGTTTATTTGCCCCGTAGGAACTGGTAAACTTCCTTCTTCTCATCAGGGGTTAATAATTGTTCGCCTACCATGTCCCTAGCCTTCTGACGGATGTTCTTAGCATTAACTGTTTCGCCTTCACTGAATTGGTCTAAGACTTTGGCATAGGTTTCATTCTCGAATCGTAGTGATTCCCAGTTGGTGGGTGTTATATCCCCATCTTGGACATTGTCTTCGGGGTTTTGGACTTTCTCAGCCTCTGGCATTGTAGCGTCAAACTCTGAGTCTGGTTTGGTTTGGGTTGACTTAGGACGGTTAGAAGATTTAGGCCTGTTAACCACCCTTTTCTTATTCGCTGGTGCGGGTTGCTGGACTCTTTGACTTGTCTTGGGCTGTGTGAAACCTTTACCCATCATTTCCTCGGCAGGTGTGGCACTATAACCAGCCAGTACCATAACCCATCCAAGGGGTATTCTCATGGCCTTACTCGTCGCCCGGGTAGTGGCCATTGATTTGATAGCGTATTCATCTGAGTTCCGCCAGTTAGCCTCTTTACTACTGCATATGGCCTCACCCTTGGACACTTCAACACCGTCCAATGTTCGGACTATTACACTGGCCTCATAGGCTATCTCGTCTTCACGATCAAGCCTCACACTACTTTCAGGGTATGGGAACACTCCCAATAATGCTCCGAGTGTGGTCCATCCCTCAACAAAAACATGACTTTTGGCTCCGATAGGTTTGTAGAGCTTCTTGGTTTTGATGATGTCACTTAATTGGTTAGCTATATCAGTGGCCTCTTCAATAATCATACTTGGAGATGAGCTGTTGAACAAAGATGGACTTTGCCCTTGGTTTTCGACAACTGCAATTTCATCTTTCATCTTAGTTCATCTCCACAATTCTCACAGTGTTGTAGTCAAAGTCACCAGTATGGGTTTTCACCATAACCGTAACGTTTCCCATCTGGTTAACATGGCCCTGGAGCTCCTTGAAACTCATGTTGTAAATGTTGTGGATCCCACCGGTGCCGGGTTCGTTTAATTCTTCTATGCTGTCAATGATGTCATAGGCCATGCTGCCTTGCCAGACTGTGATGTTGTCTTTCAGGCTTTTGAAGTTCACCCGGGCTTTGAGGGTTTCCTTGTTCTTATCGTTGCTTAGGTAGAGATTTGCACTATAGTTTTTCTTGGTTTCACCGGTAAAGTCGTCTGTGAATTCGTTTTCATAAATTTCTGAGAGGTAAATTTCACCTGTGAAGGTGTCCCCATCTACCAGGTCATTCACCTTGAAAACCTCATAATCTGCTCTTTCGCTTAGTTTTTCATCCACTTTCTGTGTTTTCTTCCTTAAAGTTTTGAATACTCCCATTTAAATCACCTCTCAGCTTTTTCCCATATCCGGGCTAATTATATCGTCTTCCGTTATATCTCCGATGTTGGTTACTTTCTCCACTTCTATCTTGCTGGCCTCTTCATCGGCCTTTTCAGCCTCAGTTATCCATGGGGGTATGCGTGAAGGAAGCTGCCTTTTTTTAGCCATCGCCTCAACATAATGTTTCCACCTTTTAGCTTCCTGAGCATCTAAAGCGTGCTGGTTGACTTGCTGTTCAACCCATGCTTTTTTTTCTGGTGCTGTTTTAATCGCTGGCAATCCTTCTTTCTGTCTTTTTGCATTGACTATGTCATAATCAGTGTCTATTAAGAGCCTGTTTTTCTCATCAGATAATGAGGTGCTGGTTTGGATTAAATATCCCTCTGCAGCGTCTAAGGCTTCTATTATTTCCACATCGGTTTCTAGTTCTAAGGGGTTTAATGACTCAGTGTCATAAAGGTAGGCTTCCCTCTTCATGTACACTTCACCGGTTTCCTTGTCAACGCCTTTCTCTTGTATAAGAGTTTCTCGGTCTATTTTGTACCCTTCCACGGCATTTTTATTTAACAGGTTAAGGAATCCTACGTTGCTGTTGCTGCATATGTAGCGGTAGTGTGGCCTTGTTGGCATGTTTTCTTCATTCCCTTCCATTTCTTTCTCATTTTCCATTTTTAACCCTCCTAATAAGTGTTATCCCACGTTTACGGCTGACAATTTCCCAGCCTTCCGGAATCTTAAAATCAATGTATGGTATGCGTCCACCGCCACGGTTAACCATCCCTAGCGACCTCCCATCTGGAAGAATATAACCAGGCATACCATGATGGATAGTAGTATTGCTGTGGGGATGTGGTATAAAGTGATGAATTGTTTAACCTGCTGCTGGGTTGTTGGTTCTCTCCGTTGTAGGCATGCTTTATGGAATTTTTGAACTCCACGGTCTTGCCTGCATTTGGCTTGTATGTCTCCGCATCGTGGGCATTGGTAGTATTGTCCTTGGTCTGCCATGTTCGCACCAAGACAAGATGGGCATAACATTTTTAATCATCCCCTTGTGCTTGTAAGTCGTCTTCTAATGCAATCATATACAACATAGAATTAAGGATTTTGAAAACTTCCTTTAGTTGCTGACTGCCAAGACTTGATTCTAGTTTTAGTCTGTTAATCAGGTCTTCTGGGAGGCTTTCCACTCCTACTGTTACGATGGGTTCGCATTCTGTCATTATTCATCCCCTCCTGTGAGGTATTCGTCTCCAGGGATGTAATCAAAAGCCTCACAAATGAGGTTGTAAACAGTATCTGGGTTTGATAGATTGATGGTTTGCTCATCTGCCATCATCCTCACCTCCCAGGTTGTGGTGGTGTTTGCCCAGTTCCATGTATTCACTGGTTAAGGCTATTCCGAGTCGTTCTATTCTTGGTTTGCGGTACCATGCCCATAAACCGTGTTCTTTCACGTTTTTCATATGTGTTCCCTCCATTTTCTCCTTTTCTCCCCCTTGTTTTGGTGTGTAGGGGAGAAAATGGAGGACTTTTAAAAAAAGAGTCCTCCATCAATGGCTGAAGATTTAAGGTCTTCAGTTTCAGGAAAAATTATAGTTCCTCCTATAAGATTTCCTATAAGTAAATAGATTTCCATCACATATAAGTTTAATGGTAATTTGACTGATAAGATTAAATACAAGAAGTCTGCATATATTAAATATAAGTAAAACTAAAGGAGAGATTATGAAATTGATATACGAAACAAAAATAGGGCAAGCTGACACCAAAGGAAAATCGTCAAGAACAATAATTCCTATGGAAATCATAAAAATGCTCAAGCTTAAATGGGGAGATAAGCTTGTCTGGACTGCTGATATTGAGGGAGAAGGGGTTACTATCACAGTTTCAAAAAAAGAATGACCTAATCCACTTATCAGAAAAGGATTGCAGAACATCTGAATCACCTGGACTCGGGATCCAAAATCAAACCTAACAATCTCTCATTCTCAATCACTAATTTTCGCCGGTTAGGATCACCAGGTAATAGTGTTTTCCATTTCTCAAAATTAGAATCAAACTGTCTGCGTAAAGTGTTTAAATCAGAATCAAAGTTACCACTACCCTCATTGTGTGGTAATAAACTATTTATGGTCGTTTTGTTAAATTTATCCATGCGGGACACCCCGTGGGACTCCGAGGGGGGTGGAAGTTTAGCGGCTTGTTACCCTCCTAGGAGCTTCTCCTCACGTTTACACTACCCTATATATTCTGAAGGTGTATAAAATAGTAGTGCCACTGTGCACCTGAGAAGTATTTATAAGATTTATTCTAAAAAGAGTATTAACTTCCCTTTTTCATCCGCAACAAACGCTTAACACGCTCCAAATCATCCTTCAACTCCTTAACATCCTCATCAGTATGGTTGAAAACTTGCAAGTTGCTATAAATAGACACATGCCCCATGTTCTCAAAGTACAAGTCAAACATGGCCTGTTCATTGGTTTGGAAGTACCGACGACTAGTTTGGTCATAAACCTGATGACCCATGAGGCGGCGTGTGTTCATATATCCCAGTGTGGTGTTTTCCAGTTGCCTGGCGAACCATTTCCTGAGGTTGTGACTTCTGAAATAGATTGAACGCCCTTGCATGCCAAACCCGCACCGATTATTCAGGTCACGAAAATATTGGCTGAAAACATTAGGTGCTAATGGCCGCCCCCACTTATTTTTGAACAATTGCTCTCCCAATGACAAGGGTGGGGTTGTGCTCTCCAGATACAATAAGATATACTCAAGACTCTCTTTGGTGCTGAAAGTTACATAAGGATAGTCGGTTTTAACACGCCGTATCTTCCATGTGAGGGGGCCTTTGATTGAGTCTAAGATTTCTTGTCGGTGTTCCCCTATACTGTGTAGTGTGTTTAGTGTGATTTTGTAGTATTTGGAAACTGCCTTGGCCATGTCCTCTAAGGTTAGGCTGATGATTTCACTCCGACCCATAGCTGATGAACACATGAGGACTATGATCGCCTCAAAACATGGGTTGCAGTTTTTCAGTGCAAGTTTGATCTCAGGTAGAGTGGGGATCAGTAGGGATGTGTTAGGATCAGTTTGGAGTTTTGGCTTTTTCGGGAGTTTGATATCGTAATGAAAATAAAAAGTCCTTATTATTGAGATCTGTTTACTTACCGTTTCAGGGGTATGGTCCAGACCTTCAAGGTATTTTTGGAAATCATGGAAGTATTGTGTTATTTTGCGTCGTCGTAGGCGGATGTTATTGTCTTCTTCGTCTTCTGCTTCTTCGATTAACTGTGTTGGTGTTAGGCCTGTGGTTTTGCAGTATTTGGTGAATGCATAGGTGTATAATTGTATTGTTGGTGGTTTTAGGCCACGGTCTTTTATGACTTCCTGGAAGATCGGGTCCTGTGTTACGTCCATGTCCTATTATTTATCATGGGGTGTAGTATATAGTATAGGTGTGTGAGTGTTTGCAAAGTATTATAATAAATTTTGGGGGGAAAAGGTAAGATAGATTTGTGGTTTCACATTATAACTCTGTTGGTTTTTCTTATCTTATCCACTATTTGTTGATAAAAAAAGCACCTCCTTTATACATTAAACTGTATAATGGAGGTTTAAAGATTTGTGATATGTATTGTGTTTATGTGTTATCACTGATACTTATTGTAACTTATATTAAGGGGGTTTTTTATGGCTTGTAAAACACCATAACACTTTTCTGACCACTCACTTGGTTGATTGCATTGGTAATCTGCGTATAGGTGAACTCCTTAACTCCTTTAGTTGGATCTGCAACCCTCACTCGCTGGGTTTTGGGGTTGATTCCCACTAGGAAGATGTAATGTCCATAGTTATGTGCCCATACTTTGTTTCCGTCTGCGTCTTTGGATAAGGCTGGGTATGTTTGTATGTGGAGTATTATTTCGCAATTGTTTTTTAACTTCTTGATTATGCCGTCAAAGCCAATATCACTGAGATAGTATTCTGCTATGTCCAGTTTAGGATATAACTTTCTCATAGCACTGTATAGTTGACTGTGGCTGGTTCCTTTGGTGTTGGTTCCTGCCAGGGATGCTATTTGTGATTCAGTGAATGTTAGTCCGAGGGCACTGAATACCATCTGGGCGGATGAAGGCCCGCAAGTGTAACTGGTGTCTTGGTAGTCTTGTTTGAATAGGCCGGTTAATGTCCAGTCAGTAGGGTTTTGTGGAGGTGTTATGGGTGTGTCACTGTTTCGTAGCCATACTCGGGGTGGGTTTTTCTTATTTTTTGTGATGTATGCTTGTACTCGTTTTACTGCGTCGAGGTAATCCTTTTTAGTATAGTTAACACCTTTCACGGTTACATAAGCAGGTAATGTGTTATTATGTGTTGTTTGGTATCTGAATACTCGTTCTATTGCGTCCTGATATTCCGTCCATGTTGCATTATATTCAGTCATTATATTGCCTCCCAGAATGTTAATAAAAAGAATCCGAATAGTAGTAGTAGTGTCCAGTAAACGATTGTCTTGTTTAATGCTGTTGCTATGTGTGTGAATCCTAAAAAAAAGAGATAAATTAATACTATTATGAATCCTAATTTAACAATCACACTGTTGCCTAATCAGACCACACTCCCAAAAAAAGAAGGTTTTCAGGATCCATGATTGATCCTGTTCTCAATCAAACTAGTATCAACTTTCACAGTACCCTCTGAATTGGTGGCTGATATTCTCAGTATGGCCTGCATGGCCTTATCAGACTTATAACCCAATTTTAGGGGTAGATTCGTGTCTGCCTGATCAGGCAAACTATAACTTGCCAGGGGTGTTGCCTCTGAATCAATCAAGGGGTCTGATGTGGGGTCAATGAGTTCTATTTTCACCTCACCACCAGTGAAACTTTTATTAACAAGGGCCTGCCATCTATTCGTTTTATACGCTGCCAAGAGCATTGGGAAGTCACGGAACACCGGGTAATCTGCGGATTCACAAGTGAATATAAGGTGTCCGGGGATGGGATCACCGAGAAGGTCGGTGTCGGTTTCAATTGTTCCACCCTTACACCATGCCTTATAGTTTCCAGGGATTTGATTATGATCAAAAGATTCTACTATATCTGTTATTTGAGCGTTTGATGGGATAGACATCGAAGTATTACTAAATTCTGAATTATAGAAATTAATATGTTTACAATTTGTTCCAAGAGAAGGAGCATTCTTAATTTTACAATCAATACAAGTAATATCTGCGCAGATATACATTGCTCTTGAAGAACTCTTTAGATTCTGCATTACAGAATCAATAATAGTAATATTCGCTGATGTATTAACAATAGAATTACAACTTATTAAAGCACAGTTTTCAACCATAAGTTTATTGCATGAATTTTTAGCAAGCTGTGTGCCACTTGATCTTGAATAAATCGTACAATTTTTTATTTTATACCCATGGTATGTTTGAATATAAAAGAACGGGGTACTATTTGTATAAGTACAATAATTTGTAGGCATTTGTGATGGATTGGGGGGGTTTTCATACAGGATAAACATGAACTGGTCAAATAATACCCCTTCTGCACGATTAAAATAACCTTGATAGAATGCACTTGGCTTATTTGTAGATTTAACAGTAATTGGGCGTGTAAACATAGCTACAACATCACCCTCAAGCCTATTGGATGCCAATGCCGGATTTATTGTAACTACTTTGTTTATTGAATCATAAGCTGTTACTGTGTATCTTCCTTTAGGAGTTTCAGTTATCCAATCATTTATTGTTTCTTGTGCGATTATAATCTCGTCTCCTTCTTGAATGTCAATATGATCATTTAAATGTATTTCAGTAGTTCCAATTGCATGATTTCCAATAATAAAAGTATAATTTGGTGTTTCTGGAATCCAACCACACAAATATATTTTATTTGTACCTGACATTGCGGATGAGGCAGTTGTTACTTCCCCTGTAAAATGTAAGGTTGCCAATGATGTTGAACTACCTAATGGTGCCCTTAATATAGGATTATCATCAGTTCCAACATTTAATATACCATTTCCTTGTATTTTTCCACTCCATTTCAAATAGGTTATAGAATCATGTTTGAAATTTAAAATACCATTGATAGTCAAATTAACTAATCCTGTTGCGAATCCTGATTGATCCACATTGAATATTACTTCATGACCCTCAGCGATTATTACAGAATCCCCATTTACCGGGACACCAGAATCCCATGTTCCGGCTGTTCCCCAATTACCGCTTGCTACTGATGTTATTGTTGCCATACTTGATCACTTTCCTTCTTCCACACGCACACCAACATCAGCAGTACCACTACCCACTTTACCATAAAACAGGACAGTTTCACCAGCATCATAGGCCGGACTTTCCTCTCCAGGCTCCAAAGTACGGAAAACCACACCCTCACTATCACAAAGTAGTATATCGACTAGGTCTTCATTTCTGAATCGGATCCACTTCCGACCAGTTAAGGGTGTGGTGGGCAGTGCTGTGGGGTCTGTGTCTAATGTGATTAATGTTCCAAGGGGTATTGTACTGATCGTAGTGTTACCCACCACCACATAAGGACCCATGTTGTTTCCTTCCACTTCGTTAGGCCTGCCATCAGCTTCTAAGTTTCTATATCCCATAACCATTTCAAATCACCTTCTTACTTTTGTTTTCTTACTCTTCTTCATCAAAAATTAAACTGGTATTAATCTATATCCTTACCTATTCCCGCCTAATCATGTTCCTACCATCCAATCTAAGTCCAATCCTTCTAGCATTCACATCCCAAACACTCTTTTCAGTATCCAATATAGGCACGTATTCAACCATTTTCGGCTCTTTATCTTCTCCTTCAATTACGATCACAACAGTTTCATTAGGCTGTGTAACTACTTCCACATCACCATATTCTTCTTTCTTAGCCTCTAATTCCTTTATTAATTCTGATATTTTCATTTCACACTCCCTCCTATTAGGATTTCAGGGTATACCAGGACTGAATGGCAACATAACCAACCCAACTGCCATCCAAGTAACATTCTGAGCAGTACTCCAATTCGTATTATCTACATGCCTCACGGTAAGTGTAAATCCATTTAACCCAATACTAGTAGGGTCTGCTTTCAACACCGTGTTATGGCAGGACGCATAGACATGGGGAGGCTCATCGAATGCAACATTGAAAGGAACGCTCGCACTTACTGCTGAAGTCCCATTCCCAGTTATGGTGCCCTGTCCAAAATCCATAACCCTCATTACT